GGAACTAATGGAACCTCAAAAAGGTAATATTTATAATAAAATACAATGTCAGCAGGTAAATATTCTTTTGTAATTGAACAAGGAGCTACATTTGAGCTTGAACTTCAATATCTAGACCCTAATGGGGATTATATTGATCTTACAGGATATGATGGAAGAATGCAAATCCGTCCAAGTACTACCTCAGACACTGTTTATTTAACCCTTTCTAGTAGCTTAGATGCTTGTGGTACAGGATTAAATTTTAGTGGTTCATCAGGAGATAAAAGTCCAACATCAGGATCAATTGGTGTTTATATATCAGCTGTTTCTTCTTCCGCTTTAGATTTTACCCAAGGTGTGTATGATTTAACTATATATTCAGGTAGTGGTGATTGTGTTTATGTTCTAAGACTATTAGAAGGAAATGTTAAATTATCAAATGATGTAACTAGACCCTCATATTAAAATAAAATGGCAGCAAATACAGTTAACGTATATTCAGTAGGAGTTCAAGGACCAACAGGCGCAACAGGAGCTGATGGTACAAGTGGAACTTCAGGTACTTCAGGAGTAGCAGGTACTTCAGGTACTTCAGGAACAAATGGAACTTCAGGTTCAAGCGGTTCATCAGGAACTTCAGGAAATGGAACTTCAGGTTCTTCTGGTTCAAGTGGAACTTCAGGTGTAAATGGTACTTCAGGTTCTTCTGGTACTTCAGGAGCAGCTTTTCCATTTACTGGTTCAGCAGGAATTACAGGATCTTTAATCTTAAATGGAAGACTTAATAATGGTCAATCACCTGCAAATACAACTACTGGAGATTATTCCCATGCTGAGGGTAGCTTTACTATTGCTTTAGGTCTAGGATCACATGCTGAAGGTAATTCTTCAGAAGCTAACGGGGCTTATTCTCATGCTGAAGGATATACTGCATTAGCTGGAGGTAATTATTCACATGCTGAAGGTAGAGAAACAAAAACAAATGGTGCCTATGCTCACTCAGAAGGACACGCAACCACAGCTTCCGCTGATTATTCACATGCTGAAGGATTTAATACACAAGCAAATAGCCAATATTCACACGCTGAAGGTTGGGGTACTATAGCTAATGCTAATTATCAACATGCTGAAGGAACTTTTAATATAGCTGACTCTAATGCTTTATGGGTGTTAGGTGATGGAGCTAATTCCGGAGCTAGAAGTAACTTAATAGCTGCTTATACAAATGCAGTCACAATTACTGGATCTCTTCAAACCACAGGATCTTTAAATACTTTTAATTCCATTTCAGGATCTGTTCTAACTCCAACCCAATCTGCTGCTCCTTCTTTTGATGGTGTAGATGGACAATTTACTTTTGCCACTGTTAGTGGACAGTATTACATTTATGTTTGGATGAACGGGGGTTGGAGATCAACTGAATTAACTTAATTTTAAAATAAATAAATATATAAGGGTTCCAATAATGGAACCCTTTTTTTTTAATATTTATAACAAAATAACCTATGTCTTCTACAGTAATTCCTATATGGCCCGGCTCATCTTCATTTTTCCCTGGGGAAACTCCTTTTGGATTCTATGACAATGATTCTGATTTCCAAGTTGACGCTGATAAAGTAGCCAAGTTTTGTGCTTTACGTTTAGGATATCCTATTGAAAACGTTGAATTACAGGCTGTAAACTTTTACACTGCTTTTGAAGAAGCAACTACTGTTTATGGAAATGAATTATATGCTTATCAATTAAGAGATAACTACTTGTCTTTAGAAGGAGTTAATACAGGATCTGTTACTCCTAACTCTAATATTATAACTCCATCAATGGCTAACATTGTTAGATTATCTGAACAGTATGGTGAAGAAGCTGGTGTTGGAGGTAATGTAACTTGGTATAAAGGAAGATTAACTTTAGAAGCAGGTGTACAAAAATATGATTTAGCTGATTGGGCAATATCTCAAAGCATTACTGGTGGTATAGAAATTAAAAATGTTTGGTATCAACCACCACCAGCAGTTAATCAATTATATTCTACTTCTTTATTAACTGGACAAGGTGGTTTAGGAGGTGTTCCGGCTGCTGGTTTGTATGGATTTGGATATGGGTATGCTAATTATTTAATGATGCCTACAAGCTTTACTATACAAAACATTCAAGCAATTGAAATGCAAAACCAAGTAATGCTTTCAAATTATACTTTTAATATTATAGATAATGTACTATCAGTATTCCCTGTTCCAGGAACAGGATTTGCTGGGGATGGATTTGATGGTGCTGATAATTTATATTATGGTGAATATTTAGTATTTGACTTTATTAAAATAGATGATAGATTAAATTCAGCAGTAACAAACGGAACAGGAAAAATATCTAATTCTTCAAATGTTCCTTATAATAATCCTAACTATAATCAAATTAACTCAATAGGTAGAAGTTGGATTTTTGAATTTACTTTAGCTTTATCTAAAGAAATGTTAGGTTATACTCGAAATAAATATTCAACAATACCTATCCCAGGTGCTGAAGTTCAATTAAATGGTGATACTTTAATTTCTGCTGCTACATCTGAAAAAGAAGCTTTAGTCACAAGACTAAGAGAATATTTTGACTCAACCTCTCGTCAATCATTACTCGAAAGAAGAGCAGCTGAATCAGTAGCTCGTAAAAGTGAATTAGGGGAAGTTCCAATGACAATTTTTATAGGATAATATGGCTCTATTTGGACAAATGCGAGATGTAAGTATGTTTCGATTCGTGAATCGCGAATTGATGTGGAAAATTATATCTCAACAAGTAGTATATTATAAATGTAATGTTGGTGAAACAGTAACTAATATGTATGGTGAAGCTTCACAAGGTAGAATATTTAATGAACCTTTACTTCTATTCTCTTTAATTGATAGATCAGGACAAACATCTCCAATTTTAGATGAACAGATAGGATTTAATTGGCCTATAACTTTTAGATTTTTAAGAGATGATTTAGTAGATGCTAATTTAGTTCCTGAAGTAGGTGATTTTATAATGTGGAGTAATGGATATTGGGAAATTGATAACACAGAAATTAATCAATTATTTGTAGGTAAAGATCCACAATATCCTTATTTAGATGATAGTAATAATAACCCATACGAAACAGACCTAGGAGAATTCGGTTATAACGTATCAGTTATATGTTCTGCCCACTATGTACCAGCTGATAGAGTTGGTATAGTTAATCAAAGATTATAATGCCAATAAACGGAAGAAAACCAATACCAGCAACCCAAAAAGAGTTAAGTATAGCTCAGCATGTTCCTTCTTTTCCTCAAGAAGGTAATCCTAACTTATCATTAGATACAAAAAATAGGGCGTTACAAACCTCATTTAAAGGTGATAACACAAAGCCTTTTAGTATAGGCATACAAGACATTGATGAGGCTATTTTCTATTATATAAGAAATATTATTAAGCCTTTTACAATTCAAAATGGTCAAAGAATAGAGGTTCCTGTGTTATATGGAGATCCTGAAAAATGGAAATCTTATCAAAAAGATGGTTACTTAAGAGATTTAAAGGGTGCTTTAATGGCTCCTTTGATTATGTTCAAAAGAACAAGTATTGAAAAAAATAGAAGTATCGCTAATAAATTAGATGCTAACTCACCTTACAATTATGGTGTATTTACTAAAAAATACAACTCTAAAGAAATATATGATAATTTTAAAGTATTAAATAATAGAGCACCATCTAAAACATATTATGCTGTAGTGATGCCTGATTATTTAACTGTTACTTATTCATTTATAGTTTTTACATATTATGTAGAACAACAAAATAAAATAATTGAAGCTATAGAATATGCTTCTGACTCATACTGGGGAGACCCAGAACGTTTTAAATTTAAAGCTATGATAAATTCTTTTGGTTTTCAAACAGAATTAGCAGAAAGCAGTGAACGAATTGTTAGAAGTACATTTGATTTAACACTAAACGGATATATAATACCAGATACAATTCAAAAAGACATGAACGCAACTAAAAAATACTCTGAAGGAGCAAAAGTAATATTTTCAATTGAAGCTACAAATAATCAAGATGTTTTTGATGGAAATGTAGAAGGTGGAAGAATTATAACTGAAGATCCAAACGCTAAAAGAGCTTCAAATAGATCAACCTCAGTCGGATAAGGCCAATATTTATAGTAAACAATAATGGCTAAAGTTAGATTCCTTGATCAGGTACCAGTAGGGGTTTTCCAAGCGGATACAGCAGGAAGTGGTAATGGTACTATTGATATATATTATACTGGATCACTAGTTAAATCTAGTGCTCCTTTTATTAACTTTACAGGTTCAGTTGACGCGTATACAGATATTATTTCTTCAACAGAAGGAGTAACAGTCTTTATATCAGGTTCAGGTGTAGGTTTCCCATTTTCCGGTTCAGCAGTAATTACAGGCTCATTAGTAATTTCTGGCTCTTCTCAACCTATTATAATTCAAACTTTACCATATGAAGCTAGCCCTTCATATGTTGTAACTTATATACCTGCTACTGGAGAAGTAGAATATTCTGATATGCCTTCATCTGGCACATCAGGTTCATCAGGTACTTCAGGTAGTTCAGGTACAAGTGGTTCATCAGGTTTAAGTGGAACTAGTGGTTCATCAGGAACTTCAGGTAGTTCTGGCTCTAGTGGAACTTCAGGCTCATCAGGAACCTCAGGCTCATCAGGAACCTCAGGCTCATCAGGAACTTCAGGTTCATCAGGAACCTCAGGCTCATCTGGTTCAAGTGGAAGTTCAGGCTCAAGTGGTACCTCTGGTTCAAGCGGAACAAGTGGTTCATCTGGTACTTCAGGTTCATCAGGTTCTTCAGGTACATCTGGTTCTTCAGGCTCATCAGGAACCTCTGGTTTATCAGGTACTTCAGGTTCATCAGGAACTAGCGGAAGTTCAGGTTCATCAGGTACCTCAGGTTCAAGTGGTTCTTCCGGTACTTCAGGTATAGATGGCACTTCAGGTTCATCAGGTTCGAGCGGAACATCAGGATCATCTGGTACTTCAGGCAGTTCAGGTACTTCAGGTTCAAGCGGTTCATCAGGAACAAGCGGAAGCTCAGGTTCTAGTGGGACAAGCGGTTCTTCAGGAACATCTGGTTCATCTGGAACTTCAGGTATAGACGGAACCTCAGGTTCATCTGGTTCAAGTGGAACATCAGGCTCATCAGGTACTTCTGGTTCAAGTGGAACTTCTGGTTCAAGCGGTTCTTCAGGAACAAGCGGAAGCTCAGGATCAAGTGGAACAAGTGGTTCATCAGGTTCATCAGGTACTAGTGGTTCATCAGGATCATCTGGTACATCAGGTATAGATGGTACTTCTGGCTCATCAGGCTCAAGTGGTACATCAGGCTCAAGTGGTTCATCAGGTACTTCTGGTTCATCAGGAACATCAGGCAGCTCTGGTACAAGCGGAAGTTCAGGAACTAGTGGCTCAAGTGGTTCATCTGGAACTTCAGGCAGTTCAGGATCATCTGGTACTTCAGGTATAGATGGAACATCAGGTAGTTCTGGTACAAGCGGTTCATCAGGTTCATCAGGAACTAGCGGAAGTTCAGGTTCTAGCGGAACAAGCGGTTCATCTGGTACTTCAGGTAGCTCAGGTACTTCAGGTTCAAGCGGTTCATCAGGAACAAGCGGAAGCTCAGGTAGTTCTGGAACTAGTGGTATAGATGGAACTTCTGGTAGTTCTGGTTCA